GCGGTCCAAGCGGCATTTCCCGGTCAACGACGAGGCCGCGGTCCGCCGGTCGATGGACGAGGCGCTGCGCTCGCCCTTCGGCCGGGACGGGATGCCGGGCATCATCGTGGCGGCCCGCAAGTTCGGCATCGCGGTGCTGGGCGCGCACCGGGCGCTGGCCGAGAACCCGGAGACCTCGGGGTTCCCCGAGCGCCGGTTCGTGAAGTTCCCGCTGGAGCTGCGCACCGTCGGCGACGGCAACCGGCACATCTGGGGCTACGCGGCCTGCTTCGACAAGCTGTCCAAGCGGCTCGGCGGGTTCGTGGAGCAAGTCAACCGGTCGGCGTTCAACGAGTCGAAGCGGGACGGCTGGCCGGACGTGGTATGCCGGTACAACCACAAGGACGACTATCTCCTCGGCACCACGTACGCGCGGACGCTGCAGCTGAGCCTGGACGAGACCGGCCTGCTGTACGAGGTCGAGCCGCCCCAGTCCCGGCAGGACATCCTGGAGTACGTCCAGCGCGGCGATATCCGCCACTCCAGCTTCGCGTTCCGGGTATACCCGGGCGGAGACGAGTGGGGGCTGTCCGAGCACCAGTACCCGATGCGGACCCTGCACGCGGTGCAGCTGGTCGACGTCGCCCCGGTACTGGACCCCGCCTACCCCGACGCAACCGCGGGCGCCCGCGCGATCGACGGGGCGGTCCGCTCGCTGTCGCAGTGGGTGCAGGCCGACCCGGAGGAAGTCCGGGCGCGGCTGGACGAGAACCGGGCGATGGACTTCTTCCGCCGCACCGACAACATCGGACCGCGCCAGGAGCAGAAGCAGCAGCAGAAGCAGCGCAAGACGCTGACCGGCGCGCTGGCCCTGCTCGACCTGCTGGACAACTCGGCCGACCCGTTCGCGGGAGAAGGCTAATGGACGTGCCGGGCGTGCGGGCACCTCAACCCTGAGTTCACCCGGACCTGCCGCATGTGCGGCAAGCGCAAGACGGTCAGGGGCCGTTGCAGCAATGGGTTCCGTCGCTTCTCTGAGCCCCTGACCAGGCACGATCCTACAACGTAAGACCGCAAGTTTACAACTGAATACAGAAGCCGCGGTAGCCGCCTTCCCGGGCGGGAGCCGGCTGATGACCAACTATCACCAGCTGCTTTCAGAAGGGAAGCACACATGGCCAGTGAGACCGCCAAGCGGCTCCGCGACCGTCGCCTGTCCGTATGGAACGAAGCAAAAAAAATCGCTGAGGACGCGGCCGGCGAGAACCGCGCCTTCACCCCTGAAGAGCAGGGTAAATGGGACGCGATGCAGGAGGAGATGCGGACCCTGGACGTCCGCATCGGCGCCGTGCTCGACACCGAGAAGCGGGCCAAGGCCGCCGACGACGCGTTCAACGACCTCGAGGGCCGGCCCCGCGACGCGCAGCGCGCCGGCGGCCAGGCCGGTTCCGTCGGCCAGCAGGCCGAGGAGATCCGCAAGTGGGCCCGCGGCGCCGACGGCGCCCCGCGCGCCATCGAAGTCCGCCGCCAGGCGCCCGGCCCGGTCAACTACCGGACCCTGCTCACCACCGGCACGGTCTCCGCGGCCATCCCGACCGACTTCTACGACCAGGTGATCGCCCATCTGATCGAGGTCTCGGGCGTGATGCAGTGCGGGCCGACCGTGCTGAACACCGGCGGTGGCGAGACGCTGCAGGTGCCGAAGACCACCACGCACTCGACCGCGGCCTCCGCCGGCCAGGGCTCGGCGCTGCCCACCTCGGACCCCGCGTTCGGGATGCAGCCGCTGTCCGCCTACAAGTACGGCGTGATGCTCCAGGTCGCCCGCGAGCTGATCGACGACACCGCGGTGGACCTGCTCGGCTACCTGGCCATGCAGGCCGGCCGCGCGCTCGGCAACGCGTTCGGCACCGACCTGGTCAACGGCACCGGCACGGCCCAGCCGTCCGGGGTCGTCACCGGTGCCACGGTCGGCGTGTCCGGCACGGTCACCGGGGTCAGCGGCGCGCCCAGCTACGCCAACCTGGTGGACCTCGAATACTCCGTCATCGCGCCCTACCGCCAGAGCCGGTCGTGCTATTGGCTCGCGGCGGACAAGACGATCGGGGGCTTCAGGAAGATCACCGACACCACGGGCCGTCCCATCTGGGAGCCCTCGGCGGTGCTCGGCTCGCCCGACCTGCTGCTCGGCAAGCCGCTGGTCGCCGACCCGTTCATGCCCGCCCAGGCCGCCAGCGCGCTGTGCATCGCGTTCGGCGACTTCAGCCAGTACTTCGTGCGGCTGGTCGGCGGGGTCCGCTTCGAGCGTAGCGACGACTTCGCCTTCTCCCAGGACCTCGTGACATTTCGAGCCATACTTCGTGGAGATGGTACCCTCGTGGATCGCACCGGGGCAATTAAAGTCTACAAGGGCGCAACAAGCTGACCTGGGGTTTTACCCTCTCAAAGGTCTGCATGGGGGTTTCCTAGTGAAACTCCCGTAAGCTGGTATCATGGCGAGAGCGGGCGGCATGCGCGCCGCCCGCTCTCTAGCCAGAACCCTTGCAGGAGGGTGCCAGCCATGCCCGAGGTTACGTGTTCTTTCGAGGGCTGCGACAAGCCGCGTTACAGCCGCAGCTACTGCACACAGCATTACCGTCAGTTCATCAACGGCAAAACACTCCGGCCGCTACGGGATTACAACCGTCAACCGCAGGCATGCAAAGCACCGGAGTGCAACCAGAAACCCCATGCGCACGGCTACTGCAAGGTGCACCTCGGGCGCCTGACCCGGTACGGCCGCCTGGACCGGGTTTACGAGCAGTACGCACCCGACACAACCTGCAAGGTGCAGGACTGCGGGAAGCCGGTTAAGGCACTCGGCTACTGCGAGACGCATTACATGCGGGTCCGCCGTCATGGCGAACCTGGAACCGCCGAATCCCAGGCACATAAGCGTCGGTCCAAGTACGAGGGCGTGACGTGCGCGGTGGAAGGGTGCGATCGGCAAGCAGTATCCCAGGGCTGGTGCCGGATGCATTATGCCCGCTGGAAGAGCACGGGTGACGCCGCAGGCAAGTGGGGTGCGCAGCCGCGGCGCAGCCGTGGTTACGTGACGACGGATGGCTACCGGATGTCGCCGGAACGCCGCAACGGCCGTCCGGTGCTGGAGCACCGGCTGGTGATGGAACAGGTGATCGGCCGCCCGCTGCACCGGTTCGAGGAACCGCACCACAAGAACGGGCTGCGGGATGATAACCGGCCGGAGAACCTGGAGCTGTGGGTGAACTGGCGCCAGCCGCACGGGCAGCGGCTGTCTGACCTGCTGGATTTCGTCGTCCGGTACTACCCGGATGAGGTTCGCGCCCGGCTGGAGGCCGCTGGTGAGTAATGGCCGCAAGCTGAAGGACCGCACCGGGCGGGCGTCGTGTGCGACATGCGGGCGGAGCGTGACCGCGTACATGGCGCTGACGTCCCAGCACCTGGCTGATGGCCGGGTGGTGTGCCCGCGGTGCGTCGGGCAGGGCCGGCTGGCGTTGCGGCTGGGCTGCGGTCACGTCGGGCTGCCGGGGATGACGGTGACCGCGGCGGACGAGCCGGGCATGTCGCGGTGCGCGCGGTGCAGCGGCGAGCTGGACGGCGGTTAGGGCAGGGGGACCGGCGGGGCGGCCGGCTGGGGCTTGCGGGGGTCGATGGCCTTCGCCATCTCGACGGCGATCACGCAGTCCGGTCCGCTAGGCTGCGGGATGGTGACGAACCACCGGTCCGGGACCAGGATGTCCTGGGTCTCGACGGCGCCGGCCCCGTTCAGCGCCACCCACCCGGACGACCCGGACTTCGCGTCCGCGAGGATCTTGTCGGCGACCTGCTGGGCGAGACTGGCCATGATCGTGTCCTGCTTTCCTCGGCGCGGGTAACTGCTCCAGCCTAGGGCCCAGAAGGGGATGCATGAATGGCTACTGTGCGACGTGCGGGCACTTCAGCTCGCTGGACGCGTATCTTAAATGGTGTACGGCCTGCGTTGCCGGCTGGTACGCAGTGCACGACAGGCCGGTCCCGGAACGGGGCCGGGGAAGGTAGGTCACGATGGCACTTACGCCGTCGCAGCGTCCGGGCGGCTCGTCGGAGCTGTCCAGCACGCAGCAGAAGGTTGCCGGGGTCGCCGCGTCTGGCGACCCGACGAACGAGCCGGGCCAGTACCCGGTCGGCGGCTGGGGGGACGCGATCTTCGGCGGCCCGCTGCCGTCGGGGACGGGCGCGCCGGGCAGCCAGGGCGCCCGGCTGGGCGGTGGCACCGACCCGACCAACGAGCCGGGCCAGGTCGATGACGGCCTGACCGGGCTGTCCACCGTCGATATCACCACGACGGGCGCACCGGGCACGACGACGAACGCGAACCAGCCCGAGGGCGGCACGATGGTCACCTACACCCGCCCGGGGTCGTTCATGAGCGGCACCTACCAGTCCGACACCTACCACGACGACCTGTCCGGCCCGGGGGATTCCACCCAGGCCAACGACGAGGGGTACGCCAGCGGCGGCCCGCAGCTGCCCGGGATCAGGGGCAACGAGCCGGTGCCGGGCGGGCGGTTCCAGCCCGGGTCGGGCCGGGTGCTGCGCGGCGGGCGGGACGTGCGGCCGTGAGTGACATCTCCCGGCAGTACGCCAGCGGCAAGGAGCCGGGGCTGGTGTCGGGGACGGCCGCGTCGAACACGGCGGGGGCCGGGCTGCCGGGCAAAGGCGGCCTGGAGCTGAGCACGGTGAAGAACGCCGATTCCGGCCATGACTACAAGGACGACCGGACCAGGTAGGAGGCGGCGGTGCAGGACCTGTCCAAGACCGTGTTCGCTAAGTCGGGCGGCCCGGTCGGCGTGCTGTCGCCCAGCTCGCACCATGCGGGGAACCGGCCGAGCGACCTGTCGGCGACGCTGACCGCGCCGGGCAGCCCGTCGCAGTCGGTGTCGGAGGAGTACGGCGGGATCAGCGGCGAGGGTGACGTGATCGAGGAGCCCCCATTTTCCACGTCGCAGCACCCGGACGTGTCGGTGACGCACCCGCATGATGCGCCGCCGAGCACGTACCCGAATGGCGGCTCGCGCTGGGTGCGGGCCGGCGATGTCACGACGAAGGGGATGAACGATTATGGCTGATGCGCCTGAGCATGTGGTGGCGGCCCCGTCGCTGCCGTACCAGCCGTGGGACGCGACCGAGGCCGGCACCGAGGACACGGCCCCGCAGGGCGGGGACGTGTACGCGGGGACCAGCACCTGGGTCAAGGTCAAGGAGGCCGGCGCCGCGTCGATCACCGACGGGACGATCACCGGCGGCTGGCCCGGCAACGGGGCGTCCAGTGATGGCGGCTGGCAGCAGTGCTGACCGGCTCGCGGCGTTCGTCGCGGGCCTGCCCGAAGGGCACCGGCACCAGGGCTTCTTCTGGGCCGTGAAAACGGCGGTGGCCGAGGGCCTGCCGACCGGGCCGATCGCGGACGCCGCGACCGCCAACGGGCTGGACGAGAAATACGTGCAGCGGACCCTGGCCGAAGCCCGGGAGAGCTAGGACATGGATGAGGCTTTTCTCCGGCCATGACCACTCGGGCTGCGCCTGGTATCGCATGGTCCTGCCGCACCGCGAGCTGGGAAAGCACGGCTGGGACGTGACGTGGGGGAACGGCAGCCTGGAGCGGGGCCGCGGGTTCACCACCGTTGAGACCGCGGGTCACGACGTGATCGTGGGGCAGCGGCTGGACAAGCCGGGCGCGGCGCACGTGTGGCGCGAGTGCCGCACCGGGACGTCGCGGATCGTGTACGAGCAGGACGACGACGTGTTCTCGATCGGCCCGCACAACTTCAACGCCTACCGGGTGTACTCCCAGGAGGCGGTGCGGGACGTGGTGGCGCACGCGCTGGAGGTCTCGGACCTGGTGACTACCACCACCGAGACGCTGGCGCAGGTGCTGCGCGAATACAACCCGGCCGTGGCGGTGCTGCCGAACTGCATCCCGGCCTGGGTGTGCGAGGAGGACCGGGCGCGCCGGGACCGGCCGTGCGTGGGCTGGGTGGGCGGCGGCTCGCACGGGCTGGACGTGGGGCTGATCGCCAGCCCGGTCCGCCGCTTCCTGAAGCGGTTCCCGCGCTGGCAGCTGCACCTGATCGGGACCGACTACCGGCCCACCTTCAAGGTCCCGGCCGGGCGGGCGGTGTTCACCCGGTGGATCCAGGTGAACGACGACCCGGACGGCTACTACCGGCTGCCGGACTTTGACATCGGCCTGGCCCCGCTGACCCCGGACACCTTCAACATGAGTAAGTCGCCGCTGAAGGCGCTGGAGTACGGGGCGATGGGGATCCCGGTGATCGCGTCGGACTGGCATCCGTACCGGGACTACATCCGGCACGGGGAGACCGGGTTCCTGGTGAAACGGGACCACGAGTGGCTGGAGTACCTGGGTATCCTGGCCGCCGACGAGGCGCTGCGCGAGAAGATGGGCGCGGCCGCGCGGGAGCTGGCCCGCCAGTTCACGATTGAGGGAAACTGGCAGCGCTGGGATGCCGCGTACCGGTCCTTGTTCGGAGGAGCCAGATGAGCACGGAGAAGAAGACCGTCAAGGTCACCGAGGACACCTGGACCCCGCCGAACTGGTGGTGCCCCGAACCGCAGCACTGGCACGCCGACGATGCGCAGGCCACCGAGCATGAGGTCACCGAGCTGGTGGCCGCGTTCGTCCGGGCGCTGCAGCCGGACGTGGCGGTGGAGACCGGCACCTGGACCGGGCAGACCACCCAGGCGATCGGGCGGGCGCTGGTGCGCAACGGGCACGGCCACCTGCACGCGGTGGAGATCTTGCCGCAGTACGCGGAGATGGCCCGGGTGCTGTGCGCGTACCTGCCGGTCACCGTGGTGACCGGGGACAGCACGACGTGGGACCCGCCCGGCGGGATCGGGTTCGCCTGGGTGGACAGCGGGCAGGCCCGCGGCGCCGACATCGAGCTGCTGCTGCCGCGGATGCTCCACGGCGCGATCATCGGGATGCATGACGGCGGCCCGCAGCATCCGTTCCGCGGCCAGCTGGGCGCGCTGGAAGCCCGCGGCCTGGTCCGCGCGGTCACGCTGCGCACCCCGCGGGGCGTGTGCTTCGCGGAGGTCATGTGAGACTGCGCCACTACTACCACGTGTACGCGGCCGGGGCGTGGGCGCTGCCGGTCCGGGAGCACATCGCCGCGCTGGGCCGGGCGGGCTTTCCCGGTGAGATGATCGTGGGCCTGACCGGACCGGAGCAGGACCGGGCGCGGGCGCGGGAGATGATCGTGCTGCGGATGCGCGGCTGGGACCTGCCCGAGCCGGCCGGCTGGGAGCAGGCTGACGATGGCTTCGAGCAGGTCACCCTGGCCCGGCTGCGCGCCGACCTGCACCAGGGCACAGACGACGCCGCGGTGCTGTACGCGCACACCAAGGGCGCGCGGGATAACTCGGACTGGAACGCGGACTGGCGCCGGTCGATGACCCGGCACGTGGTGGGCCGCTGGCGCGAGTGCGTGCAGCTGCTGGCGTCCGGCTATGACACCGCGGGCTGCCACTGGCTGACCCGCGAAGAGCACCATGACCCGCCGGACCGCGTCGTGACCGTCCCGTTTTACGGCGGGAACTTCTGGTGGGCGACCGCGCGGTACCTGCGCACGCTGCCCGAACCGCTGACCGACTACCGGCACCGTGCCGAGGAATGGCTGGGGACGGGCAGTCCGAAAGCCTGCGACCTGCTGCCCGGCTGGCCGGTCCCGGAGCTGCTGAACCGGTGAAGGCGTTCGTGATCTTCCGTGACCGGGTGACCTACGGGCGGCGTTGCGTGGCGGCCATGTTCCGCTCGGGCCTGGACCCGGTCGTGGTAGATCACGGGAGCACCTGGCCGGACGCGGTGGACTGGCTGGACTGCCTGGCCTGCGACGAAATCCCGGTGCTGTACCGCGGCGGGGGGCACCCGCGGGAGCTGTGGGCGTGGCCGCCGTTCACCGCCGCGCGCGGCGATGACCCGTTCCTCGTGACCGACCCGGACGTGATCCCGGCCGCGGGCTGCCCGCTGGACTGGCCGCAGCACCTGCTGCGGCTGCTGGAGGAGTACCCGGGGATGGCCAAGGCGGCGCTGGGGCTGCGGATCGACAACCTGCCCGCGCACTACTCGCGGCGGGACCAGGTGACCGCCTGGGAGGCGCAGTTCTGGACGAACCAGATCGGCCCGGGGGTGTACGGTGCCCCGGTGGACACCACGCTGGCGCTGTACCGGCCCGGGTCGGGGTTCGTGATGGACGCGATCCGCACCGGCCCGCCGTACGTGGCCGATCACCTGGCCTGGCACGAGAACCTGGAACATCCCACCGAGGAGAGCGACTATTACTACCGGCACGCCGAGCCCGGGATCTCCCACTGGGCCGCCCGCGGGCACAGCGCCTGGGGAAACTGACCGGCAGCTGATCCTGCCGGCGATCCCGTCCGCGGTCACCGCGAACGAGGCGGAAGCCCTCGCGGACCTGGCCCGCGGCACGGCCGTGCTGGAGCTGGGCGCCTGGTACGGGTTCTCCACCGTGGTGCTGGCCTCGGTCGCCGGCCGGGTCACCTCGGTGGACTGGCACCTGGGCGATGAGCACGCCGGCAGCACCGACACGTTCGCGATCTTCACCTCCTACCTGGAGCAGTACGCGGTGGCGGACCGGGTCGAGGTGATCCGGCAGCGGTTCGAGGACGCGCTGCCGGAGCTGGCCGCGCAGGGCCGCCGGTTCGGCGGCTGCTTCCTGGACGCGCACCACAGCGCCGAGTCGGTCAGCCGGGACCTGGGGCTGGCGCTGCCGCTGATCAGCCCGGGCGGGTTCATCGCGTTCCACGACTACGGGCGCGGCCCGGACAACGGCTTCCCCGGCTTCGGGGTCACCGAGGTCGCGGACCGGTTCGGGATCAGCGGCCGGACCGGGTTCCTGGCCTGGGGATACGTGACGGACAAGGTGGAGGGCTGATGCGCAAAGTTCAGATGCTGGCCGGGATCAGCGGGACCCGCGCCAGCGGGGAACCGTGGCCCGCGGCGGGATACGCGCTGGTGGTGGAGGACTGGGAAGCCGAGCACCTGTACCGCGGGCAGATGGCCCGGCCGTGGCCCGGCGGGGATGACACGCCGGCGGAGCACGCGCCCGCCGCGCACAAGCCGGCGGAGCACAAGCCGGCCGAGCACAAGGCCGAGCACAAGCCGGCCGAGCACGCGGCGCACGCCGCGCACGCGCACGCCGCGGACCCGGCCAAGGCGGAGCCCGTTCACGCGGTGACCGCAGCGGAGGCGCCGAAGCCGGCCGCGCCGAAAGCCGACTGGGTCGAGTGGGCGATGGCCAACGGCGCGTCCGAGGACGAGGCGAACATGGCAACCAAGGCCCAGCTGATGGAAGCATACGGAGAGCGCGCATGACGGAGCTGCCGGAGGAGGAAACCCGCGGCGGGGAGTCCCCGGGGGACTGGAAGATCGCCACAGTGATCTGGCAGGGCCCGGCGGTCACGCAGCACACCTGGACGCCCGGCTGCGACGGGCACCACCCGCCCGGCCCGTGCCCGGACGGGGACAGCTGATGACCACCGCGGCCGTCACCCGGGTCCGCGACCTGCTGCTGACCGTCCGCCAGCTGGAGCGCAGCTGGCAGAAGCGGGCCGACACCGGCGACGACCGGTACACCCCGTGGATGCCAAGCGATGTGGCCCAGTACCTGGTGCTGCTGATCGAGGCGATGACCGAGGCGCCGGGCGACCGGTTCCTGGAGGTGGGCTGCGGGCCGGGCACCAAGATGCTGCTGGCACGGGAGCTGTTCGGGCTGGACGTGCACGGGTTCGACCGGGTCCCGGAGTACGTCGCCGCGGCCCGCGAGCGCGGCCTGGACGTCATCTTGCACGACGCGCTGGCCTACCCGGGGTACGGCACGGCCGACATCGTGTTCCTGAACCGGCCCTGCCGGGACGCGGTGCTGGAACGTGAGGTGGAGCGGACGGTGTGGGCGCGGATGCGGCGCGGCGCGGTCCTGATCACGATGAACACCGAGATGCTGCCGCCGGAGAACCGGTGGCTGGTGGTCAGCGAGGACCTGGACGTCAAGAGGGGGGTCTGGCTGAAGCTGTGAGAGGAGACGCGCGTTGAGTGACTTCGACCTGGACAAGCTCCGCTCGATCGGGCACCTGACCCGGGGCCGCACCCGGTCGCGGAGCAAGTCGGGCCGGGAGCACCCGGAGTCCGGCGAGCCGTACCAGGTGACCCGGGACGAGCTGGGCAACGACGTGACCGAGCACGGCAAGCGGGGATCCGGGGTCTCGGACCGGCAGGACGTCAACATCCGCCCGGAACCGGTCCGGGTGGACCTGCGGGACACGGTGCGGGCGCGGGACGCAGAAACCGGCGGTACCGACGGGAACCTGAGGATGACCTGATATGGCCTGGACCGAGAGCGGCATCTACGGGCAGGTGCTGTACGGCAACCTGAGCCTGACCGCCGGCTACCCGAACTGGATCGGCACCACCGGGTACTACATGTACCTGACGAACAACTCCGATACCCCCAACTTCCAGAATTCCGCGGCCACGTCGGTCTACTCGGCTACCAACGAGGTGCACGACTCCTCGGCCTGGCCGGCCGGCGGGGTGCAGTTCACCACGCTGGGCGTGGGCGGCACGTCGATCGTGCCGAACTGGACGCTGACCGGGACCCCGCCGACGACGCTCATGCATTACAAGGCGTCCAACGTGTCGGTGGCGGCCACCACGCTGGCCTCACCCGGCACCTACGGCGGGTACTTCTACATCAATTCCGGCACCAAGTACCAGTGGATTGCCATCTACTTCGGCGGCACCGGGTACATCACCGCTGCCGGGACGTTCGCCATCACCTGGGCCGGCGGCGACGTGGCCACGTTCGCCCTGGCCTCGTGATTCATGCAGTGCGAGAGAGGTTACTCATGGCGGCAGATAACGGCAGGTCGGGCGACGCGCTCGGCATCGCGGTGACCGAGCACCTGGGCCCCGGTGACGGGGGCCGGGAGACCGGCGCGCTGCGCATCGAGAAGTGGGACCTGGACCAGATCGCCTGGGCCCGGGGGCGGAACCGGGACTTCTTCGACCCGCGGCGCGAGCCCGATGCCCGCTGGTTCACCGAGTTCGGCGTCCGCCCGGTCGAGGTGGCCGAGTTCGCCGACACCAACCTGATCACCGGGGCCGGGTGGGCCCGGTGCCTGAACAACGGCGGCTGGCTCGGCACCGCCGCGACGCTGTTCAGCGCCACCGTGGGCCGGGTGGGCCTGGGCCAGGGCCTGACTGCCGCGACCTACTCCGACACGGCGCTGACCACGGCGTCGGGCTGGACGGGCGGCAACTGGCAGCTGAACGGCGCGACGCCCACGTACGCCACGGCGTCCGGCGGCACGGGCGCGACCATGATCTTCCTGTGCACGTTCGGCACGGGCGCGTTCTCCGCCAACCTGATCACCGAGTTCGCCGTCGACCAGGGCACCGCGGCCAGCGGCGCCAACGTGACGGCCAGCGTGGCGCCGATGGTCAACCACGGGGTGAACGCCTCGGGGTACGGGACCAAGACCAGCTCGCAGACCTGGAACATCACCGTCACCTTGACGTTCACCTGATCGCCGGCCCCGGCCGATAACGCAGAAGCGAGGCGCCATGCCGCAGACCGGGCCTTTCTACGGGACCGCCGCCTCGAGCGGCGGCGGCGGGACCGGCACCTGGGCCAGCCCGACCAGCGCGGACGGCGCGCCGAACGGCCTCAACGCGGTCTGGGCCCCGGCCCCCACCCGGGCGGTGGCCCTGTCGAACGTCGCGTCCGCCTCGGACGTGATCGTCCCCGGGATCTCCGGCAGCCCCGGGAACCTGACGATCCTGAGCCCGTCCGTACTGCCCGGGGTCAACTACAGCCAGGCGTACCCCGGTATCACGCTGTACGCCTCCGGCGGCACCGCGCCGTACACCTGGACGGTGGTCGGCGGGGCGATGCCCGCCGGGGTCGCGCTGGCCAGCAACGGCCGCCTGACCGGCGGGACGCTGAGCACCGGGGCCGGCACGTACAACTTCACCATCCAGTGCGCCGATTCCGCTGGGCACTCGCTGACCCAGGGCTGCTCCATCACCGTCACCAACGAGACCCTGCAGACCTCCTCCAACGACAACGGGTTCAGCGGGTTCAACTACTACGGGGTGAACGAATCGGCGTTCAACTCGGGGAACATGCAGGTCGTGCCCGACCTGCCCGAGGGCACCGGCTGGCAGCCGAACGTCTCCGGGCAGGTGCTCCAGGTGTGCAACACCGCGTGCTACGACCCCGGGAACTGGTCCACCACCATCCAGACGACCGGACCGCAGCAGTCCCCGGCCAACAGCGGCACGATCGTGGCCGGGCCGGAGACCCGCCAGGTCTGGTACTACGGCGGCTACGGGTACTCCTACGAGCCGCCGCTGACCTACTTCAACTCGATCACGACCAGCTACTCGTTCATCCCGCCAGCGCCGAACGGGATCACCTTCCCGAACGAGGGCGCGCAGCTGTACGAGTTCTGCTACGACATCTGGCTGAACCTGTTCGACACCGAGATCATGGTGTGGATGTGGACGCAGGGCCCGCGCTACCCGTGGGGCAGCTGGCCGAGCCCGAGCCAGTCCAACTTCCAGCCGGTCCCGCTGACCAACCCGGTCAACATCCCCTTCCCGGGCGGCTACAACCCGTTCTACGGCCAGATCGTCAACCTCCCGACCGGCCCGAACGGCTCCAACATGACCTACGGGTTCTGCTACAACGTGCAGTCCACCCAGGCCACCTGGCAGTCCGGCACCAGCTATCCAGTGCCGCGCGGGCCGTTCAACTTCATCCAGGTGAACAGTACCGGCACCGCCTTCAACAACACCGCCTCGGGGTTCATCAACTTGTGGGGGCCGAACGGCGCGTCCGGCAACGGGCTGATCAACTGGCTGGTCAACAACCAGTTCGCGGGCGGGACGGCGGCGGCCGGGGTGGCCGGCGGGGTGGCGGCCTACACCCCGACGCTGGACAGCGTGAACTTCGGCGTCGAGGTCTGCTGCAGCGGCGGCACGGACTACCCGGCGAACCTGTACTCGTTCACCAGCTTCACCACCATCACCGACAAGACGTGGACCGCGCAGACGGTGACACCGCATTGAGGGAGGGGCCGTGACCGTGATCCTGAAGCGCTCGGGCGCCTTCATCGGCGGCCCGCCGCACACCGCCAGCCGCTGGGTCTCCGCGGCCGTGGCGGCGTCCGGGATCCCGGCCTGGAACGCGCCCGGTCACCAGTTCCCCGGCTGGGCAGACCCGGCCGCGACCTACATCCGGCACCCGGTCAGCTGGCTCGGCTCGATGTACCGCAACCCGGTCGCGCTGACCCCGGCGATGGGCTGGTACGTGGACCGCCCGCGCGGCCAGCCGGTGGAGCAGTGGGTGACCGCGGTGCTGGCCGTACCGGGTTCGGTGGGCCGGTTCTTCCGGCAGTGGGCGCTGCCCGGCATCCGGGTGGCCCGGTTCGAGTCGCTGCGCGCTGACCTGCGCGCCCTGCTGGAAGGATTCGGGGAGCAGCTGAGCGCGCACGCCCGGACGGTGATCGACCGGCTGGCCCCGATCGGGGCCGGGCCGCCGGGGCCGCCCTGGCCGGCCGGGCTGGCGGACGCGGTGTGCGCGGCCGAGGAAGAGTTCGTCGCGGAGTTCTACCCGGAGGGCGCCCCGTGACGACGTTCACGGTCACCGCGACCGACACGGCCGCGACGCTGGCCACGTTCGCGGCCCTGAAAGTCTTCGTCGTCACCTCCGTGTCCGCGGCCGGCGGCAACTCGGCCGGGTTCGCCGGGGGCTGGGGCGTGACCAACGACGTCATCACCCCCGCGCAGGCCGGCTCGCTGCTGCTGTTCGGCCTGGCCCAGACCGCCGGCACCTGGTCTGCCTACACCACCGACGCGAACAACACGCTCGTCGACAACGCGCAGTACGCCGCGACCGGGTACGGGTACGCGGACGGGTACTACTCGGGGCCGGGCGGCAGCGGGCTGACCGTGGGCGCCAGCGGCCCTGCCGTCTGGACCGCAAGCGGGGTCTACGAGCTGGTCCCGCACAACGGCGCACCGGCGATCGACGGCAGCACCCCCGCGGTGGCGGTCACCGACGCGACCACCGCGCCGGTCACCGCGTCGTTCACCCCGCCGTCCGGATCGGTGCTGTGCGCCGTCCTGATGGCCAACAGCACCGGCACGCCCGTCATCGCGATGTCCGACACCAGCGGGCTCGGCCTGACCTGGACCCAGCAGCTGCAGTTCAGCGCGTCCTACGAGGGCACGGTCACTATCATGACCGCGACCATGCCCGGCGGCGGCACCGCGATCGCGCTGGCCAGCGCCGGGACGGGCACTGAGGCGATCGCCGTCCCCGCGGTGAAGTCCCCGCCGCTGCAGGTTTCCGGGTTCGGCACGTTCCCCGCGGTGGGAGCCTCGGATACGATCAACTTCGTCCAGGTGTCGGTCACCGAGTACCAGTCCAGCGTGGCGATGCCGGCCTGCTCGTTCGAGCTGTGGGACAACGGCATCACCCAGATCGGCACCACCCAGACCGGGACCCGGTCGCAGACCCCGGGCAACGTCAGCACGGCCCAGTTCCGGCCGACCTACGCCCAGCTGGCCACCCTTCAGGTCCGGGTGTACGGCAACGCGCCCAGCGGGACCGGCGACACCGAGAACGTCGACGCGGTCGGGCTGGTCGTCGACTACACCCCGGCGTCGGGAACCTTCATCGCGCTGGCCGGGTCGGCGACGGGCACCGATACGCTCGGCGGGACCTCGTCCCTGCAGGTGCTGACCACCAGCTTGCCCAACGCGATCGAGGGGACGGCCTACTCGGCCGGCCTGACCGCCACCGGCGGGACGCCGCCGTACACCTGGACCATCGTCTCCGGGGCGCTGCCGCCCTGGGCCACCCTGACCTGAGGGAGGGACCATGGCGGGTACGATCTCCGGGCTGCCCGCAGCCCCGGCCGGGACCGCCAGCTTCACCGTCCAGGTCACCGACAACCTCGGCGCCGTCAACACCGCCGCGCTGTCCATCGCCACCGTCCCCGCCCCGGTCGCGCTGGCCGACGGCGGCACGGCCAGCACCGTGCTGGCCGTCCCCGGGGGCGCGCTGGGCCTGATCACCGGGATGCCCGTCCCGCCCACCGGGACCGCCACCTTCACCGTCCAGGTCGCCGACATCACCGGGGCCCGGTCGGTCCACGTGCTGAGCATCGCCACGACGACCGGGTCGGGCCCGAACTACGGCACCGTGGAGACCGCGGGCACCGGCACCGGGACCTGGGTCAACCCGGCCTACGTGACCGGCGCCCCGGACTCGCTAGTCGCGACCTGGACCGCGCCGTGACCCCGTGCGGAAAGGATGTTCGATGAGAGTGCCGCTGCTGGACCAGGTGACGCGCTGGTCGTGCCCGAACTGCGACGTGACCGACGTCACCCGGGGCGCCATGGACCCGGGCTCCGCCCGGTTCCACACCTGCGCCGGGCTGCACATGCTCACCGCGCCGCTGGTCCGGGACGGCACCCGGTGCAAGGTCGAGGCCGAGGAGCGCGCCGACTACCTCGGCCGGGAGGTCCAGGACCACGGCGATGACGGCAAGCCGTACATGGCGGTCCGCACCACCCGGGACGACGGGGACGACGTGGCCGTGAACGCGGGCCTGGCCCAGGCCCGGCTGGAAGGATGACGCCAGTGAGTGAACCGGACCAGGCCCCCGCGGTCGTCGCGCATGCGGGCCTTGCCACCGCCCAGTGCTCAGGAACTGCTGAGCCGGAACCTGACAACGAGGAAGAGGACTGAGCCATGGCATGGAGCGCCAGCGCCATTTTCCAGCAGGCGATGCTGAACCCGATCGCCCGGGGCGTCGCCGCGACCAGCGGCTTCCCGACCACCTACGCGGGCCTGGTCGCCGACGCGAACGTCAAGGCCGCCCTGTTCAACAACACCGGGACCCCGTCCAAGTCGGTGTCGCTGGCGAACTCGTGCTACGCGGTGGACCAGTGGGTGGTCGGCAACGAGGTCATCGACACGCTGAACACCAACTGGGTCGCGGGCGGCCGGGCGCTGGGCACCAAGTCGTTCGCCATCAACACCGGCTCCAGCTCGCTGTGCTTCATCGCGGCGAACACCGCAGGCGCCGCCAACGTCACCATCACCAACGCCTACGGATGCCTGGTCTACGACGGCACCATCACCGTGACCGCCAACCAGGGCATGTGCTACAACTACTTCG